CAGCAAATCTATTGTCAATGACAATGTTGAAGATCAAACATCCAGAAGGTGGTGAAGTCATTGTGCCACCATTCACGTGGGTATCTGACATTGCATCCATTCTTCAATGCGGTTTCACACCTGTATTCGTTGACATTGATCTTGACACACTCGGTATGAGTGAGTATGGCATACTAAATGCGATTACAGATAAAACACGTGCGGTGTTTATTACTTACGCACAAGGTTTTGATTGCCTATCTGACAGAGTATTAGAAGTTCTCCGTCATCGTAACATACCTCTGATTGAAGATGTGTGTGAATCACATGGTGCAACACACAATGGAAAGTTACTTGGTAGTTATGGTTGGATGTCTAATTTCTCTTTCTACTTTGCACATCATATGTCTACAATTGAGGGTGGCATGGTATGCACAGATGATCCTGAAGTTTATCATACAGTTCGTATGCTTCGTTCACACGGTATGGTTCGTGAGTGTGCATCCGAAACAATGTCTGAAAAATATAAGGCAGAATATCCAGAGTTGAACTCAGACTTTATCTTTGCCTATGCAGCATACAACATGCGTAACAATGAAATTGGCGGTATACTTGGGCAAAATCAGTTGAAACATTTAGATGAAAATGTTAGACTACGAAATGAGAATCTATTTTACTTTTTGTCTAAACTAGATCAGAAGAAATATAAGGTTGACTTTAGATTGATTGGTTGCAGTAACTATGCCTTTAACATTGTGTTGCAGCCAGAGTATGCAAACAAAGAGTTTGTAGAAAGACTGATGGGTAAAATGCGTGATGAACAAATTGAGTTTCGTCGTGGCTCTGCTGGTGGTGGTAATCAACTGCGTCAACCATATTTGAAGAATATTGTGCCAGAAGATCACTACAAGAAATATACAAACACCGATCACATGCACTTTTATTCGTTCTACATTGGTAACTATCCAACATTAAGCAAGATTGCAATTGAAGAAATAACAAACGTATTGAATAGGGTGTAATATGAATGTATTGATAACTGGTGGTGCTGGCTACATTGGCTGCATTTTGACTGAATATTTGTTGCAGATGAATCATGAAGTGACTGTCATTGACAACTTCATGTATAAGCAAACCGGATTAAATCATCTTTGTGAAAACAAAAGATTTTCAATTGTAAATGGTGACATTCGTAATCCACATCATGTGGCACCTTTGTTGAAGAAAGCGGATGTAATTATACCTCTTGCTGCACTCGTTGGTGCGCCACTGTGTAATAAAGATGTTGTTGGTGCAGACACAACAAACAAAGACGCAATGTTTTGGATGTTGAATAGTGTATCAAGTGAACAACGCATCATCATGCCTACGACCAATTCTGCATATGGCACAGGTGATGAAAACAATTTCTGCACTGAAGAATCACCACTGCGACCAATCTCTAAGTATGCGATTGATAAAGTTGCGGTAGAAGAACGGCTGATGCAACGTGAGAACTCAATCAGTTATAGACTTGCTACCGTATTTGGTATGTCACCACGAATGAGAACTGATTTGTTAGTCAATGATTTAGTTTATCGTGCAGTCAATGATGGTTATGTAATTATCTTTGAAGGACATTTCAAGCGTAACTATATTCATGTGCGTGACGTATGCGAAGCATTTCTACATTCTATCTATCAGTTTGAAGAGATGAAAGGTAATATTTACAATGTAGGTTTGTCATCAGCAAACGTATCTAAACTAGAACTCTGTGACATTATTAAGAAACATATTCCTACTTTTACAGTTGTAGAAGGAGATATCAAGAAAGACCCAGATCAACGCAACTATATTGTGTCTAACGAAAAACTAGAAGCAACAGGTTGGGTACCATACTTTACAATAGACGATGGTGTAGAAGAACTCATCAAGGGATATGCATACTTGAAAAATAATATTTACGGTAATGTATAATGACAACATCAAATCATTACGTTAATAATGCAGACTTTTTGGCCGCTCTCATAAAGTATAGAACAGACTGTGAAAACGCACAAAAAAATAACACGGTAGAACCAAAGATACCTGATTATATTGGTGAGTGTTTCTTAAAAATTGCGGAACACCTATCACGTAAGCCAAACTTTATTTCATACACATATCGTGACGAAATGATATCAGATGGTGTAGAAAATTGTCTGATGTATTTTCGTAACTTTGATCCTGCTAAGTCAAAGAATCCGTTTGCTTACTTCACACAGATAATTTACTATGCCTTTCTGCGTAGAATTATGCGTGAGAAGAAGCAACTGTATGTGAAGTATAAAGCAACACAGCAGTTTGGATTGTTAGACGAAGGTGAAATGTATGAAGATGAAAATGGTAACATGAAACAGTTTGAATTGTATGATAACATATCAGAGTTCATACATAACTTTGAAGAAAATAAAAAAAACAAGAAAAAGAAAAAGTCAGAAGGTCTAGAACAATTTATTGACGAAGACGAACAAGAATAATCAAGGAGAAAATAATGAGTAGCTTAAACTTAAATTGGATTAAGGAAAACTTTGATGAAGATTTCGTTTTCTTTGATGTTGGATGTATGGACATGCGTGACTCTGCTCAACTAAAAATGATGATGCCAAAGGCAAAAGTATATGCGTTTGAATGTTCCAACGCATTACTGTCGGTTAATCTAAACAGAGCAATTGATTTTGGCATACATTACTTTCATACGGCGGTGTGTCACATTGATGGTATAATACAGTTTAGACAATCACTTACACAGTATGGTCATCAGCATTTAGATTCTGGTAGCATTTTCGGTTTGAATCCTTTAGATGAACAGGGAAAGGTTTATGCACAACCATATGATGTTAGATCAATTAGGTTGGAAACTTTTTGTGAGAAACTAAATCTTGTACCCGATTTCATTCATATTGATGTGGAAGGTGCTGAATTAAAAGTGTTTCAGAACATCGGTAATTATAAACCAAAATGTGTTTGGGCTGAGGTAGATACTTTTGAACATTACGCCACCGGAACCACAAGAAGTGAATTTGATAACTTGATGTATAGTTTAGGATATGTTAAAATATTTGACTCTAAAAAAGATTCTTTATACAAGTTGACAGACTTTGAAGTAACGCCTTATCCTAATTAATATACCATGAAAATTTGTGTGCTTGGTGATACTCACTTCGGTATGAGAGGTGACTCTTTAGATTTTCATAAATACTTGGAGAAGTTCTACGAGAACGTCTTCTTTCCATATCTAAAGGATCACAATGTTACAACCGTTGTACAACTTGGTGATCTTTTCGACCGCCGTAAGTTTATTAACTTCAATTCACTACATTTATGTCGTAAATATTTCTTTGATAAACTTGCAGAGAACAACATCAATTTCATCACGTTCCTTGGTAACCATGATGTATCGTTCAGAAACACCCTTCAGGTTAACTCCTCACAGTTACTTTTAGAAGGTTATGATAACGTTACTGTATTGGATGCTTTTACTACATTGCAGTTTGGCGACATTGATATTGATATGGTGCCTTGGATATGCGATGATAACCAAGAAGAAATATACCAAAGAATAAAAGATTCCAAATCACAGATTGTTTTTGGTCATTTTGAAATAAAAGGTTTTGAAATGGATCGTGGCACAATTTGCCATGATGGTGTTGATAAGTCAATGTTTGACAAGTATGATGTTGTGCTTTCTGGTCACTTTCATCATCGTTCAAATGACGGTCATATCTATTATGTCGGCACACCTACAGAAATGACATGGGCAGATTATAATGATCCACGTGGCTTTGTTATCTTTGATACACATACCCGCGAACAAGAGTTCATCAAAAATCCACACAGAATGTTTTACAAGTTGAACTACAATGATGAACTAGAACATTTTTCAGAAGGCTATCGTTCTTTTGATTATTCAATCTATGAAGGCTGTTATGTCAAGGTGGTTGTTGTCAACAAACTTAATCCATTTTTATTTGATTTTGTGCTTGATAGTCTTTACAAAGCAGGTGCAGCGGATATATCAGTCGTAGAAGATTTCACCGATACATCAATTATTACCGATGATGAGTTAGTTGATCAAGCAGAAGATACCGTAACAATTTTATCCAAGTATATTGATAACCTGACATTGAACGTAGAAAATGATAAACTAAAGAATCTTATGCGTGAACTTTATGTTGAAGCATTAAACACCGAACTTGAATGATATTATTTAAAAACTTACGTTGGAAAAATTTACTTAGCACAGGCAACTATTTTACCGAATTAAAATTAAATAGTAATGCCAATACATTAGTGATTGGTGCGAACGGCTCTGGTAAATCCACGATGCTTGATGCATTGTGCTTTGCTCTGTTTGGTAAACCTTTTCGTGGTATCAACAAACCTAATCTTATTAATTCCATAAATAATAGAGATTGTGTTGTTGAGATTGAGTTTGACATCGGCAACAAACAATATAAGATTGTTCGTGGTATTAAACCGAACGTCTTTGAAATATATCAAGATTCAGTTTTGCTGAACCAAGATGCGGCTGTAAGAGATTATCAAGACTACTTAGAGAAGTTTATTCTCAAGCTAAACTACAAGTCTTTCACACAGATCGTTATTCTTGGTTCAGCATCCTTTACACCGTTCATGCAGTTGTCTGCTGCTGATCGCCGAGCAATCATTGAAGATTTGTTGGACATTCAAATCTTCTCCACTATGAATAGTCTTGTAAAAGAAAGACTTTCAATCAACAAAGATGTAACCGTTGCACAAAAAAATGAAATTATCGTACTCAATCAGCGATATGAGTTGAAGAAAGAACACCAAGATAAACTCAATCAAAACAATGAAGCAAAGATAAAAGAATATGAGAGTGAGATTCAAAGTAGTAGAGAAACCATTGGCACCCTATCAAATGAAATTGACTTGTTGGTCAAACAAATCACCACGTTGGATGCCATCGTGGCAAAAGCACCTGAAAATGAGAGGAAGATTGCGGCGTTTAGAAAAGTTGAATCGCAAATTGAAAGCAAAATATCCAAAATTGTATCAGATAAACATTTCTATGAACACAATGCTGATTGTCCAACGTGCAGGCAAGCCATTACCTTGGAGTTTAAAGAAGGACAACTTGGGGATATTCTATCAAAGGAACAAGAACTTGATGGGGGTTTAAAAGAATTACAATTAAAAATTTCCGAACATGAAACAATATTAAATTCAATTCGTTTAGAAGAAAAAAAACTGGCTAACGTTCGTATTCTATTTGCCACTACACAAACAAGTATCAAAGGTTTGAATGAATCAATTGAGAAACTTGAGAAACAAATTAAAGAATTACAGGGAGTGAATCAACAAGATTCTGATGATGATGAACTAAGTGTAATTAAAAATGAAATTAAACAAGCACAAGAGTTGCTGAAACAGTTATTGGATGAGAAAGCATATTTTGATGTTGCCTCTACGTTATTAAAAGATAGCGGTATCAAAACTAATATCATCAAACAATATTTGCCCGTGATCAACAAACTCATCAATAAGTATTTGACTAGTATGGATTTCTTTGTGAACTTCAATCTTGATGAGTCGTTCAAAGAAACAATCAAGTCCAGACATCGTGATGATTTTTCTTACCACAATTTTTCAGAAGGTGAGAAACAACGAATTGATATGGCATTGATGTTGACATGGAGAGCAATAGCAAAACTCAAAAACTCTACCAATACCAACCTATTGATACTTGATGAAGTGTTTGATTCTTCATTAGACACAACAGGTACAGAAGAGTTGATGAAGATTTTACACTCACTTGATGATGTAAATCTATTTGTTATTAGCCACAAAGGTGATATACTGCAAGATAAGTTTGCCAATACAATTAAATTTGAGAAAGTAAAAAACTTTTCAAGGATAGTGAAATGAGTGAAATTCTAACTATTGATACATCTGCTGGTCTAACTCAGCAAGAAAAAATTAATCCTCTACCAGTTTTTGGTGAAGATCATCCATTACTACGAAAGAAGATACCTGAATATACAGGTAATTTTCCTGCGCCAGCATTAGTCACCTTGGCTAAACGATTAAAGATGACCATGAAACTATATTCCGGTTTAGGTCTTTCTGCGAATCAGTGTGGTGTTGCAGAGCGTATGTTTGTGGTGGGTACCGATGAGTTTCAATTAGTTTGTTTGAACCCAAAAGTTCTTGCTTTTGGTCCACAAGGAAAAGATAAAGAAGGTTGCTTGTCGTTCCCTGGGTTGTTTTTGAATGTTGAACGACCGTCATGGATTGAAGTTGAATTTACCGATGAAAACGGTAAGGTAAATCAAACAAGACTTGAGGGTATATCTGCAAGATGTTTTCTACATGAACTTGACCATCTTGATGGAATAAAGTATACTGAATTAGTGAAGCCTCTTGCATTAAGAATGGCAAGACAAAAGGCAACCAAAATTGTGAAAAAAATTATTCGTGGTAGTAAAAAATGATAGATGAAAAAACATTCGTAGAGCAACAGTGGCAAGAATGGCAGGATAAAAATCCTGAAAGTTCTTTTTCCGATATTGACGTTGATTACCTGCGTGAGAAAGTCATTCGTGAGTTGACTTATGTTTCACAGATGGATGTCAAAGAATATACTTTGTACCAGAAATGGTGTGAAGTGCAAGACAAATATCCTAGTAGAGAAGTTTCTACATTGTTTGGTGTTGAGAAACAACTAATTGACTTGTCACAAGCGGCATCTATTGAGGATGTCAAAGCAAATATTTGGGTGCCAGAATCGGCTGAAGACTATTTAAATCTCAAGCCTGTACTTGAATACACCGATGATTCTGGTGAAATCACAAAGACTGGTATTGATGGTTCTTCGGTGACAATTGAAAAGAAAAGAAACAAGAAACTACCAGAAAGTTGGAACACAATTCGTACATTCATTTCTACGATGAAGAACAACTCAAATATTGGTCGTAATCTAAACTTCATTGTCAAAGATGATGTGACTGGTAAATATCTTGGTGTGATTTGTATTTCATCAGACTTCCTTGATTTGACACCACGTGATAATTTCATTGGTTGGTCACGTGAGCGCAAGACACAAGGCGCAATGATTAATCATACTGCTATTGGTTCTACGATTGTACCATTTCAGCCGTTAGGTTATAACTATGTTGGCGGTAAACTACTAGCATTGTTGTGCTTATCAGATGAAGTGCAAAATATCTGGAAAAGAGTTTATGGTGATGTTCTTGTTGGTGTAACCACAACATCACTCTATGGTAAAACTAAAGCAGGGGGTCTGTCACAGTACGATAATCTTGATCATTGGCAGCCAATGGGCTTTACTTCAGGCTCAGTATCATTTGAACCAGAAAAAGATACACGATATGAAATTCGTCAGTGGCTAAAGAAAAATCATACACGCAAATACTTTGAATGGTATGAAGCAAAGAAGCCTAGTGGTCAACCACATAAACGTGATCACAAGAATCGTTCATTGAACTTTACATACTCACAACTGAATGTACCTAAAGAACTTATTCGTTCTGAACATGCACGTGGCATCTATTTCAGTCCTTTGTATACAAACACAAATGATTTTCTATGTGATAGAATCAAAGAAAATGAATTGGTCAAAGCATTTCCTACCGACTATGATTCATTGGTCGGTATCTGGAGAAACAAACATGCCAAAGGTCGCATCAAACAATTGATGAAGAAGAACAATGTTTCATATGAGACACTGTTTTATGATGACTTAATTGAACTATCGTGGGAAGAGACCAAGGCTAAGTACCTACAGCAGGTCGGTCGTTAGCAAAAAAACAACTTGACAATCTTCAGCATGTCATCTATAATGGTGACATTGATTGATTGGAGAAAAAGATGTCAATTTTGCAACACTTGACAAAGCCTGTCAAGCCCTATATAATGGTTGTTCAATGATGATTGAGGTTATCTAATGAGCAACATTCAAAATCAAAAGTCCGGTCTTGCCAAACTCATGGCGACCGAGAATCTTACAGTTCAACATGCCAAAGTATCAACGGCATCGTTTGATCCTAAAAACCGTGTTCTCACTTGCCCTATTTGGGAACAAATGTCTGGTGATCTTTATGACTTGCTAATGGGTCATGAAGTTGGTCACGCAATTGATACTCCTGCCGATGGCTGGCACGGTGCAGTTCACGACCGTGGTGCAAACTACAAAGGCTTTTTGAATGTAGTTGAAGATGCACGTATTGAAAAACGACAAAAGCGCCGTTATCCTGGTCTACGCCGTTCGTTTGTAAACGGCTTCAATGAACTCATGGCTAAAGATTTCTTTGGTCTGAGTGGTCGTAACATCAACACACTACCGTTCATTGATCGTTTGAATATTCACACCAAATCCAGTTACTCTTTGCCTGTTGCATTCAATGCAAAAGAACAGGACTTTGTTGACCGTGTTCAGGCTTGTGAGTCTTTTGAAGATGCTTTGAAATTGACCGATGAAATTTGGGAATATTCAAAAGAAGAACAGTCACAAACTAAAACACCTGAAGATAATTTCGGTGACGGTGATGATGGTGATGACGATTATGAAACCGAATCTGGTTCAAATGAAGGTGATTCCGAAACTGATGGTGAAGGCAATGAACCAGCCAAGTCTACACAAAAAGGTGATGAAGGCGATCAAGAAAAAGAATCGGCATCAAACTCAAATGAAAAATCTGATGAAGAGTTTGACGGTGAAGGTCAAGCAAAGAATGACATTGATCGTTTCAAAGAATCACAAAGTGTAAACGAGGATCAAACTCCTGAACCACGTTGTGAGACTGATGAAAACTTCCGTCAGAACGAATGCAAACTCATTGCTAAACATGCACGTGAGTATGTCTACATTGATATCCCAAAACCTAATCTGAAAAAGATTGTTACGCCTGCAAAACGGGTTCAAGAAATTCTTACCAAAGAATTCTCTGATCAAACAGCAAGTTACGAACAGATTGCTAATAATTTGTATAATGATTTTCGTCGCAAGAATGAACGATTCATTTCGTTGTTGGCAAAAGAGTTTGAAATGCGTAAGGCGGCTGATAAGTTTTCAAAAGCCAAAGTATCATCAACTGGTGATATTGATGTAAGTCGTATTTTCAAATATCAAATTGATGATAACATTTTCAAAAAAGTAATGCGTGTGCCAAAAGGTAAATCGCACGGCTTGATTCTGTTGTTAGATAAGTCCGGTTCAATGTCGGATAATCTGTCTGCATCATATGAACAGGTTCTTATTCTGGCTATGTTTTGCCGTAAAGTAAACATCCCGTTTTCTGCGTATGGTTTTGGTAATGCGGATCACATTCGTGACAAAGATTTTCCTGAAGAAATCGTTGTAGACCCTACACACACTTACGGTTGCTTTAGTGAAAATGAACGTGAAATGTGGCTATCGTCGGTGTATCTGCGTGAGATGATTAATTCCAAAATGAGTAACTCAGAATTTTCAAAAGCTGTTAAGAATATTCTATGTCTCATGGATGCATGGTCGTGCCGTTACGGTATTCGTAATAACTTCTATCGTCCACCTTCAGATTCATTGTCTAACACACCAATGACTGAGGCATTGATTGCTTGTCAACCATTGATCAACGAATTCAAGACAGTCAACAATCTTGATATTGTGAATCTGTGTGTGGTACATGACGGTGATGCTGATGAAATTCATTCGTTTAACGCAATAGGTGCATCATATAACCGATCCTTCTTTAATGCAGACTATCAAAATGTTTTTCTGTGCGATAAGAAAAACAAAATTCAGCAAGGAGTTTCAAAAAAAGAAGATGGTGTTCGTGTTGCAATTTCTAACTGGTTGACAAAAACAACTGGTGTAAAAATCATTGGCTTCTATCTTGCAACAAACTCGGCAATGAAAGGTGCAGTGCGCCGCCGTTTGTTCAATACTGAACTCAATGAACTACGCAAAGATGAACGAGCAAATTACTATCAATTGAAAGAAGCGTATTCAAAGTATATCAAGGTTCTACGTAAAGAAAAGTTTCTAGAATCAAAGAATGCTGGCTATGAATCATTCTTTCTTCTGCCTGGTGGTAATGAACTTGATATGGATGATGAAGATTTTGAAGCACCATCAAAAGTTACCACAGCCACTTTGACTAAGGCGTTTTCTAAGTTTACCAAGAATCGTCAAGTCAATCGGGTTCTGGTTTCACGGTTCATCGGTATGATAGCAGTTTGATAACATACCGCTGCTTGACAAAGTGGCGGTATCTCTTTATAATGGTAGTTCCTAATGTGATGGAGAATTTATATTATGACAAGTCGTGCTGACAAACGCCAAGCGTTTCTTGATGCTATTATTGCAACTGGTAAATCTGAAGTAACATTGTCAGAAGTGAAAGATATTGCTTCTAATGCTGGTCTTGCGATTCCCTACTGGTTCACCAATGATGAGTCTAATAAGGTCAAACGTGGTGTGTATCGTGTTCCTGGCGCCTCTGGTGCTGCTCCTGCTATCAGTATGGTGGCACAGGTTATACCTATGAGTAAGCCCGAACCAGTGCAAGGTAATCGCATTGCAAATGTGACAACAGACCTTGAAATTGAGAACTTAATTCCTTCTCAATATAGCAACTATGTTCCTTTTGGCAACTTTGAAGATGTATTGTCAATTGTTAAATCAAATCAATTCTTCCCTGTGTTCATTACTGGTCAATCTGGTAACGGTAAGACCATGAGCATTGAACAGGCTTGCGCCAAAGCAAAACGTAAATTCGTTTGCGTATCAATGACACCTGATACTGATGAAGGTGACTTGCTTGGTAACTATGTTCTAATCAACGGTCAGATGGAATGGCGTGATGGTCCTGTTACCGTTGCAGCCCGCCAGGGTGCTGTACTCTGTATTGATGAGATTGATTACGGCGCACAAAATTTGTCGTGCTTACAGCGGGTACTTGAGGGTAAACCATTCTTGCTAAAGAAAAAGAACGAACTGGTTTCACCTGCACCTGGTTTTACCGTGTTTGCTACTGCGAATACAAAAGGTAAAGGCTCTGAAGATGGTCGTTATATGTTTACCAATGTGTTGAATGAGGCGTTTCTTGAACGTTTTCCTAATACAATGGAGCAAGAATGGCCACCTACCAAAGTTGAAGAGAAAATCATCAACAAAGAACTTGATTTTGTCGGTCGTGCTGATGAAACATTTGCCAAAAATCTAGTGTCGTGGGCAAATGTAATTCGTAGTACCTTTGCTGATGGTGGTTGTGATGAAGTTATCTCTACCCGCCGTTTAGTACACATTGTCAAAACTTTCGGTATCTACGGTGATAAGAAAAAGGCGATTGATTATTGCTTGAATCGTTTTGATGCTGATACTAAGGCAACCTTCTTTGATCTGTATACCAAAATTGATGCTGGTATTGATGTTAATGCGGTTGTAGAAGAAACCACTGCTGAACCTGCTAAAAATACCGAAGAAATTCCGTTTTAATTCTTGACGGAGACTTAGTTCTCCGTTAGGATTATATTTGTATCACTGAACAAACAACGTTTAAGTAAGTGATACTTTTTTTGAACTCTGACTAATGGTCAGAAAATAAACTAGGAGAAAACATGAAGTTCAATACACTGCATTGCTACAATGCATCCTTCAAACTTGTTGATCCGCAACTTTTAGATTTGCGTAAAAAAACAGGTCTTGACCTTTCTTTCCAATCCTCTGCACGATGGCCTGATGATGTAAAAACTGCATTCGTAACATCACTTGTTACCGGCATGGCGCCATCAAAAATTGTTCTATGTAATGTTGAAAAGTGTCTTGAAAATGTCATTGAAGGTTCAGATGACTGGAAATATTTTAAACATTGGCAAGATCAGGGGTATGAGTGGATTTCAATTGACGGCAATAACCGTACAATTACTATCAATGAATTCTTAGAAGGTAAAGTTTCCATTGCACATGGAGATTATACATTGCCTAATGGTACAACCGTACACGTTGACAAAACTTGTGACAATTACAATACATTCAAGAAAATTTTCCGCAAGTATGTTGATGAATATGTACAAGTGGCTTATGTTGCATATACGAATGCCACACGTTATGATATGACACAATTGTTTTTGAATATCAATGATGGAGTATCTCTCAACTCTCAAGAAAAACTAAACGCTATTCTGGTTCCGTTTTCTGGTTGGGTTCGTGATCGTGTTGCTGAACATCATCCAGTTCTGAAGAAAGTTTTTCCAACGGACAAACAACTTGTTCGTCGTTCTGTTGATGACTTCATTGTTTCAATGGCAGTTTATTCAACATTTGGCACTCAAAAATCAATTCAATTAGGTGAAAAGAAAAAAGCCTATGAAGATGATTCAGCAGTTTCACGTGGTACAAATCGTGCAGAAAAACGCATCAAAGAAGTTCTGCGCCTTGTGAAAAAATATGCTGATGATGGTTTTAAAAATTCATCAACGCTATTCAATCTTTATATGTTGACTACACATATTCAAGATAGCAACATGAAAATTTTGAATGAAGATGGTTTTTTCAAGTGGTTTATGGCTACAGAGAATCGTTTGGTTGCGAATGACAAACCAATCATGACAACTTCGGGTGGTGAATCACGTACTTACAGTTCTTGTAATTCTACCATGTCTGCACCAGAATTGACTGCACGTAAAGATACTTTGTTGCGTGAGTTCAATAAAGTTGATTGCCTTGGCAAACTTGTGGCTGCACGTGATGAAGAACGTTTTTATACACCAGCACAGAAGTATGAATTATGGTCAAAACAAGATGGTGTTTGCCCTAAAACTGGTAAAGAAATTCCAGAACATGAGATTAACAATCACAAAAAGTGGCAAGCCGATCACATTCTACCACACGATCTAGGTGGTGAAACTACCATTGAAAACGGTCAACTTGTTTGCGCTGAGTATAACAACAAAAAAGGTAATCGTTGGTCGGATCAAGCGGCAACATTTGCTTAATTTTACATCTTTGCCTGAGGGAGTGTTGACACACTCCCTCTTTTTTTTATATAATGTTAAGCATGTAGAGAAAGGTCGCCTCTACAAATCCATTTTTCGTGCGACTATTTTTTATGGAGTAAATTGAATGTCTGCTAAACATAAAATTCTAAACTATCTTTCCAAAGATTCTGGTTATAACACGCTTACTGCCGCACAAATTCGTTCCCGTTTTGGTATTACCAATGTCGGTGCCCGCATTGAAGAACTTCGTTCAGAA